TTACTTCTACATATGTTGGCCGTCTACTCTAGTAACACTATAATGATCTTGCTGTGTAAATTCGTTACGTAAAAAACAATCTACCTGTTGTACATAATCCCAACCATAATCAGTAAATATATAAACTTTGGTTATTGTGCCATCATCTTCAAGCTTATTAGTATGCTTCCATATTTGTTTAGTACCCCATAAATGCCGCATCATAAGTACGTTATCTAAATTTGGACTATATGCTACTATAAAATCACGCTCCTGGTTTAAACTATTCCAAGGTCCTGTATTTCTAGCATACCTTAATGTAATACTATAGGGCATTAGATATTTAAAAACTCGCCCGGCTTCATTCTATCCATGCATGTTTGATAATCATCATATATACTAATTTGCAAGTACACTCTTTCAGAAGCTACACTGCCTACATTTCTAACACCATGCACTTTTTCTACATTCATGATATTTGCATGTGTATTTGAATATCTAAAAGATCCTAGATAGTATTCTTCATCATGTTCACCGGCTCCTTGGCCGTGTGACATTACTTTTGGCTGTTCTCCTAATATCTCATTATCATAATAATCTACTAACGCTCCGCCATCAGTTGGAAATATTGGAAACATAATACAACTTCTTCTACTAAAATCAATATGTGGATGGAATAGAAATCCTGGCTGATATACGGTAACTGCAATATTTCCATGCGTAATTGGTTGTGTAATTGGATTAAATTTTTCTACCAATTCTGCTACTTCAGGGTAATGTAAAAAGCTTCCGCCATCTTCCAAGTCATCAACTTTAATAGACTTGAATAATCCTTTTGTTGCACGTTTTCTTAATGAGCTGTAGTCAACTGCATGGTCTTTAACTTTCTCATAAAACTTTTGCAACTTTTCTATGTCATAAGGTATTTGATCAATAGTACAGATTCTATCAACAGCATCTTCTGGTGTTATTTCTCTGATCATTAAAATATTCCTTTTTATATAGTGTTATTTATTTTTTTCTTCTTTTGCTTTTCTGAGGCTTATTAAATATTTCTCGCTCAGTTATAACACGAAACCCAAGTCCTTGTGATTTACACCACGCTCTTGCCGCTTCCCATTTCGCTGCATTAACAACTGCAGCTAATTTATCTTGTTGACTTTTTGCTTCGCCAAGTATTTGAGAGCTAGGTTTAATTTCTATCATCTCTGCGTGTTTTTGGCCTTTTTTATCTTGATATACCATAAGTATATCAGGTACATAATTTGTGTTTTTTCCAGTTAACGGATTTCTATAAGGTATTCTGTGTGTTTCACTTCCCCATCCAATAATAGCAGGATGATTATCACACATACGAAAAACTGTTAATTCCCATCCACTACGATAATGTGGAGGGCGTTTACTTAAATACTTTTGAGGGTTTTGTGGAATATATTCTCCACTTTGGAATTTACGTGCCATGTTATTTAGATGTCACATCATAGCCTTCATATGCTATTTCAATACGCATTTGGGCCATTGAGCTTTCACTATAGTTTAATGTGTCCCCACTTACACCTGTAATCATTGGGCTATAAACTGTGATTACATTTTGAGGATCTTGTGCTTCACTATTTAATCCACGTTCAATCTCAATTTTTTCAATAAAATATTTTTTATCAACCATATTAAGACCTTTTTGACTGCCATTAGTACTAAAATTTTCAGTAATTATATCTGAATAATTAGTCTCAATGCTTCCATCCGAATTCATTGGACCACCATTATAATAGTAAGCCATATATTCAGCTAAAAACTTTTCTACTTCAGCATCGCGAGTATCATAAGCATTAATATATATTGGAGTATACTCTACACCAATATTCGCTATTCTTTTTCTGTTATATTGATTAAGAGTAGTTGTTCGTAAAATGCTACCTGGAAGTTGTATTTCACTTATTCTTTCAATCACTAATGGTGACGGAACCGACGATCCGTTATGATAGATAATCGTCTTAAAATCCCAACGGCTTCTTGGAAGGAGCCTGTTATCGCTCCCTCCGCTTGAAGATTGGTTATATGTTGTAGCCGCTAAGGAACCTAAATAGTTGCCCATTTAAATTAATCCTTATCTACCGCCGCCGCCTGATGATACTGACGATGCGCTTGCACTTACTGCTACACTAGTTGATAAGATATCATTACCTTCAGAAGCGTCTGCGCCTGCGTGATGTGATGCGTTATCATAACGGATAGTTGCAGTAATTTGTACTGCTTCACTCGTTGCATAGTTTAGGTCACCATACTGAATGTTTGGAATAAAGCAACCTGCTAGTTCCCATACTTCAGTAACTGTTTCAGTACCTGCGTTGCCGCCGTCTAGCATTTCAATCGTCATGCCAAATTTATAGTCACCACCTGTGTTTGCAGATGATTGGTCAGCGTGATCAATTTGTTTGTTAAGTTGAGCACCTAGTTCTTTGATAACACCACTGTCGATGTCGTCACGAATTACAAGAGTAACATCTTGCCATGTGTGTTTGCCTGCTAGGCGAATTTTTGAGTTGTATGTATCAATTGTTACGTCATCATGATCTAATGATGGGCGTGTTACTGACACAACGTTTCTTGCTACTACTGTTGCTTTACTGTTATTACCGATTCCCGCAAATGTTACACGGAAGCGATATTGTAGTTTAGGCATTAATGTAGTACCTGAGTCTGCACCTACCGGTACACCAAAATTTTGTAATATAGCCATTTAAACAATCTCCTTATTAAAGTATTCTATATAATGTATTTATGCTTTTTAGTTAAAAAAATAGGACGGATAATACCGCCCTACTTTATTTTTATAATTTAAGCGTAATGCTTATAATTCGCCTGTATTAACAATACGTACTGGGATGTAGATGAATTCAGCTGACTTAGTCGGCTCAATTGCTACGTCTACCCATAGCTCGTTACGATCAATACGTGCTGGTGTGTTGTTTGATTCATCACATGCTACTGCGAAGTCATATACACCACGTTGTGACAAAATGTTACCCATAAAGCCAACAAATGTGCCTTTTACGTTTTTACGTGTGCCTTCATCATTTGGTTCGAATAGGTATGGACGAGCAATAACTTCGAAACGTTCACGCAAGTAAGCTGATAGACGTGCTACATTAACACGATCCAATGCACTTGCACCTGCTGCTAGTGTTTTCTGACCAAATACAACAATACCTTCTGCTGGGAATCTTGCGATTGGGTTAAGTTTTGCTTCATACATTGTGTCACGTGAGCCTTGGCTTAGTGATACTGGAACAAAGTCACCTTCTGCATTTACATAACCAACGTTTGATGCATTTTGTACTGAACCACGTGTTAGGCCTGCTGGAGCAAACCATTGGAAACTTACATTATCGTTGTATGCATATGTGTATAGAATTGAGTGTGATGCTGGGGCAACTACACTTGCGCCTGATGTTGGATCAGTTGCTAATACACTTGGATAGTATGTTGCTGCATATGTGTTTTTACCTACTAGACCGTCTACACCATTTTCTACTGCATTAGTACCTTGTACCCATGCTACTGCTTCTGATGGTGCTAGTGTTAGTGGAGTATCAACAATTACAAATGCTGTTTCGTTACGATCTGCATTTAATGCTGTCATTTCATCGAACATTTCTGGATAACCAGGTGCTGCGATTAGACGGAATTGAATGTTATCTTCACGTAGATCTGAACTACTTGCACTTGCTTGCATTGCATTAACTGCTACTGCTCTTTGTGCTGATGCACCAAATGAACCTGCGCCGTTAGCTTGATTGCTTGCTAGGTTACGCCATTTCCATGCTGTTGCTAATGAACTGTCGTATACACGAACAGTACCACCTGAACGACACATGTTAATGCCTGTTGTACCTACTGGGAATATTAATGGATTTGGACCATTTTCTAACTCAGTTGCTAGGAATGTACCTGCTGCTTGATCTAAGTCAGTAATATCGCCAAATGCAACGCCGTTTGATGTTGATTGATCTGTATTATCTTTCTTAACCCATGCTGAACTATTTGAACGGTAAATTACTGGATAACCAGCTGCATCTGTATCAATCCAATAGTCGCCTACTGCGCCAACTGCTGGTGCTGATGATGAATACGCTACATTAGTTGCACGTTTC